CGGTCTGGGAATCGGACGTCCTCAGTTTCACGGGGACGCTCAACGCCTCCTGCACGGCGGACCTGATCTGGGGCATGCATTCCGACTCCTACTGGTATGCGGGCAGCTTCGACGACTGGTTTCTCGACTGCGATTCCGACCTCACCGCGGATGACATATCCCTGTGGCTCAAGGAATCACTGTCCGCAAACGCTGCGGATTCCGATGCCAGCGTGGACGGGCTCACAACGGAGAACGCCGTGACCCTGAAAGCGGCAAGCGGCGCATACCCTTCGTCCGGGACGCTCACCACGGCGGCTGTTTCCTACGGTATTGAAGGCACCTGCCTTGTCACCGTGGACGCGGAAACCCCGGACGGGACCGGGATCACGGCAGAAACTTCGACATCGGACGATCTTTCGGAATGGAGCGACTGGGCTTCACTCGGAGATGACGGCAGCGTGCAGTCCGGATCAGGGCAATACATCCGTTTCAGGATAACCCTTACGACAACGGACACCTCGAAGACCCCGACGTTCAGAGGGATCAGTCTTTCCGTTCCGGGAGAATCATCATTCAAGAAGCTGAAGATAATAGCCCGCAGCAGATGGAGGTGACAGACATGGCGGACGATAAGGACCTCATCGTTCTCGATAAGGAAGGAAACAAAGAAGCCGTACTCGAAAACACCTATAACGTCATCGTCACGGGTGAGATCAACGGCATTGATACGCTGGAGTTCAATCTGCCTTTCAAGGACGGCAAACGAAAATATCTTGAAAACGAGAAACAGATAACGGTAGGAAACGATATTTACCGAATCCGCACCATAACGGACGAGAAAAACGAGCAAGGAGCCGCTGTCACCTCCGTATATGCCGAAGCCGCGTTCTATGATCTCGGATTCTCAGTGAAGAAAACGAAACAGACCTTCAACGCGGATACGGCCGACGTCCCGATGACCTACGCACTTAAGGACACCGGCTGGACGCTCGGAACGGTCAACGTCCGCACGAAGCGCACCTGGACATCTACGGAGAAAAACGCTCTGGCGATCCTCCGGAAGGTGCAGGATCTTCACGGAGGCGACCTTATCTTCGACAATGCGAACAGGACCGTGAGCCTTCTGACCTTCAGCGGCACGGACTCCGGCGCGCTCTTTTGCTATAAAAAGAACATGAAGTCCATCAAGCGCGTCATCGACACGCAGAGTCTCATCACGCGCCTTTATGCCTACGGCAAGGACGGCATGACATTTGCATCCATCAACGACGGGAAGGAATACGTCGAGGACACCACATACACAGACGAGATCCGCATATCCACGCTCGACTGCTCGAATTTCACGAACCCCTACCAGATGAAGGAATACGCTGAAATGCGTCTCGCGGATTACGCCTCCCCTCGCATCTCCTACGTTCTGAACGCGATGGATCTCTCCGTCCTCACAGGTTATGAACACGAAACATGGAAGCTCGGCGACATCGTGACCGTGAAAGACGACGAACTGGGCCTTTCCATCAAGACAAGGATCGTGCGGCGGGAATACAACCTGCGTGAACCATGGAACACCGTACTCGAACTGTCGACTACGCTCCGGGAACTCGGAGACTCCTCGTCCCAGTGGGACGCCGCCGCCGACACGCTCGCCGGAGCGAACCTCGTCGACAGCCAGGAGATGCAGGACCTTGTGCCGTTCAACCATCTGAAGAACTCACGAGCCGACTCCGGCCTGTCTTACTGGGAAAATTCCGGATTCGAAGTGGATGCGGAAAACGGCGTCTCGGGAACCGCCTCCTTCAAATGCGCCGGAGCGCTGAATACCACAAAAAGCCTGACGCAGACCGTGACTCCGGCGAACCGGGACAGTTACACCTTCTCCTGCCAGATCGCATCGGATGATCTGAAAAAAGGAGAAAACGGTCAGGTCGGCGTGGAGGTCACCTTCGAATATGAAGACGGAACTACAGAGACACGGTTTATCGATCTGATGTAAGGGAGAAAGACATGGCAAGTTTTACGCACGTGGCGCAGGCGGTCTCTCCGCAGAACGGACGTGTCAAAAAAATACGTGTCCGGGTCTGCGTGACTGACTGCACCGGAACCATCCATATCACCGACATGCTCCTGCAGGGCGGATCGATCGCGACCGGATGGGTCGGGCATGTAAGCGAGATCAAATGGACGGAGGACGGTGAGTAATCATGCCGATATTTACACGATTCACTGAAACCATCGAGAAAAAGGAAAAGAAGCGTATCATCTCAGTCACACTGAAACCACAGGTGACCGACTGCACAGGAACGGTCTGGTTCACCGATCTCATGCTGCAGGAGGGCGATCGCCTCTCCGGATATGCAGTCAACACGGAAACACTTCAGAAGGAGTATGAAACCGGCGATGAATATGCAGTCACTGGCAAACGATTCTACAACGGCATTGTCCGCGGAAGCATGACCTGCATCATCTTCAACCTTGGTAAGACCACCGCAGGACTCGACTGGAAGATCACGCCCAACCAGAACATGAAAGCCGGCAGCGTTTCCCTTGCCTTAGGCGCCGGAGCGCACAAGGCGACCTTCACCGAAGCGGCAGCCGCCGGAGACGAACTGAAACTTCTCGCTTCTTCACGGGAATGTCTGAAAAACGGATCGGACGCTTCAAAGGACGGCTTTTTCCAGTATTCAGCCGCCGGGGACAGCAAGCATCCGGTAACGGTCGAAGATAAGAAGTCGGCACGGCTCTACGTTGAATTTCAGGAGATGGAGGACGGTGATCTGATATGAGCCTTGATGTACTCAAAGGCCGCAAGTGTATGGTCTGGACATTTATGGGAAACGCGAGAATGTACACCGCGCTTGATAATTACGGAGACCGCCTGTCACAGGTCGGTCTTTTTTCTTTCAAGGTAGACAAGACCGGTACCATCACGGAATCCGGCGTGGCGATCAGCGACATGCTGACCTACGTCAATAAATACTCTCACATCACATGGCTTCTGACCGTCCGGAACGACGGGACATCCAGCGTGTTCACCGCCCTCATGGAAAACACGGACGGCGCGCAGGACAAGTTCCTGACGGAGCTCGTCCGAATCATGGAGAAATACCCGTGGGCCGCTGGCGTCGACATCGACCTTGAGAGAGGCGGCGATTATTCCACGCACGCAAAGTCCGCCGCCATGTTCCGGAACATCTGGAACGCGGTCAAAACTTATGATAACACAAAGAAAGTCAATATCTGTCTCCCCGGAATGAGCTCGGTGAACGGCTCGGTCGGCGGCGAAAACTGGTGCGTCTACGCAGATCTGAACGATTACTGCGATACCGCTGCCATCATGAGCTACGGCATGGCGTGGGCGGGTTCCGCTCCGGGGCCGGTGTCCCCGAAGGACTGGCTTGACGGCATCTACGACTATGCCTCCCGCGTCATGACACCGGAAAAAGTGTTCATGGGGCTTCCCGCCTACGGCTGGAACTGGCAGATCTATGACACGCCGGAAAACCTCGGCAAGACCTACCGCGGAATATCCAACACATACTACGCGGCGAAAAACTGGATGACGGGAAAATACAACTTCACGGACGACAAACCTCCGCAGCCGTTCATCCCGATCCTCGCCTATTGGGACGACTACAACAAGGTTCCTTATGCCTTCCCGCAGGTCTATGACTTCATGGAAGGAAGGGACGCCGCAAGTTATGAGTACCCGCAGCTGAACGGAACATACAACCGCAGACATTACCTCACGGCCTACGGCAAGACACAAAAATCGAGCTTTGGCACCATCTACGTGGACCGCGACGGAACACCGGACAGCTATTCCGGCATCGTCTCCAGTGAAAACGGCATCGCGGTCATGGGTGACGACGGGAGCGCGACATACCGCTTCAACGTTCCCTCATCCGGGACTTACGACATCGCGGTACGGCTCTGCTATCCTTTCTGGGACAAAAACGGCATCTACATATCGATCGACGGAACGAAAAAGCATTTCACCGAGTCACGGCTGTGGTGGCCGTACTGGAGAAGCACCTTCTGGGCGAGTCTCGCGGACGGGATATCCCTCTCCGCCGGAGCGCATACCATCACGGTGTCAGTCGACGTAAAAGGCGTCCAGTTCTACGGATTCCGCGTCTGCTCAGCCTTTTCAGAGTCCCCGTCCGCGGGATTGGCTTCCTTCACGCTTTGCCCACGAAAGTTCATCGACGTGAACGGAAACGAATGCCAGCCTGACAAGGGCTTCAAGCTCACGACCGAAGTGCTGCGCAGAAAGCCTGATTCCGCGCTCATATGGTACGCCGATTTCAGAGACCCCGGAACTCTTGAAACCGGTTACTGGAAAACCATATCCGGCTCATGGAAAATCTGGCGTGAGGACGAAAACTCAGAAGACCGCGTCTATTCCCAGCTTGAAGGCAGCGGACAGTTCGCATGGAACTATGACGGATTCAGGGACATACATCTAAGGGCAAGGCTTGCAATTCCGGAAGGAAGCACTGGAAGATCCGGCATCTTCTGTGGGAGCCTTTTCTGCTGTCTCAACTATGACACGCAGGCCGTGGAACTTTGGAACGGCGGTGCGAAAATCGGAAGCTACAGCCAAAGCATCATCCGGACAAGGACAGCTGACCTGAGAAGCAATCCGAATATGTACACTATCGAAATGCGGATCAGAGGAAACAACGTGCGCGTCTATTCAGGTGCTTCCTATACGCTTCGCTTCAAGGCGAGTGTCAGCGGATTCACCGGAGGCGCGGCAGGCTGCCAAAGCGACGGCAGGACCGTCTGCGAACTCCTCCGGATGGGTGATGCATGGACTTACGAACCGTACGAACGTTTCGATGTGACTTTCCCGGACGGCAGCACCACACAGTATGGCAGGATCAGCCGCACAAACTGCACATGGGACAACGAGTTCCAGTTATTCACGCTGACCTCTGACATGGAAGAATCCGAAACGCGAAGCGAATCCATCTCGATGGACTACGAATTCTTCCATTCGAAGCAACTTAACCTCGTATGCGGAAATGACTACACCGTGACAATCACACCGAAAGACATCAACATCT